CTCCTGTTTCCAAGACTATAACTGAATTAACAATCGCATGATACAGGTTCTCTAGACGCAGACGGTTTTCAGGAGTACGATCCTCCTCTCGAAGGAAAGACCACCTGATTTCCATCTGTCCATATAGCGCCCGAGCAAACAAGGAAGCATCAAAGTCTTTCTCATCTAACTCAAAGGCATTAGGATGAACACTTAAACGTCTATATAACCTGTCCCAGCCACACAAAAACTTAGTGGCACCAACAAAACTCCAGATAACCTGCCGAGCTCCCGCATCATAAAATTTATTATTCATATCCAAACACACTCTATTGAGTGCGCATGAATGCTCAACAGGACTAGCTGTAAAAGTTCTAACAGCATTGTCCTGCAATTTTTGCAAACTACGCAACTCAATTTTCTGTGAGCACGTCCAAATTGGAACCTTATCAGTAATCTCTGAACCAATCAACATCCAATAATCCGGCAACACCGCAGACATAACGGGATCAGCAAAGAACTCCTTCTTACGCTGATACACGAAATTCCACGGCGTTCCCGTCGACGTATTATGATCCATTTCCTTAACCACTTCATCTTGTTCCATAACGCGAGAACCGGACATTGACGGAGCAAAGTGCTCCTTAGTCCATTCTCCAGCCAACTCCCAAGCATCATCCTGCACAACCGGTTCCACCCGATCATACTTTGATATTGACTTAAACGACGCCGGGTGGTTAGCATTAACCATCCTATAATCCGAAAATATTGGATAACCCTTACGCTCGCAAAATTGTCTAAAAGACGAATTCTGCACCTCACGAAACTTATAACCTCCTCTCTTCCTCATCAACCCTAATCTTTCCACATGGCCACGATATATATACTTCCGATAATACCATGACTCAGAACCCTCCACATGACCTATCTCTTCGATGAAATCGCGATCTATATACTTCGCATACCAATCGCGCATCTTGAGAAGATCAGGTGGAGGGGCTACTGAAAAAGCTGCGACCGAACTTTTGCGGATATCACCTCAGTAAGAGGGATAAAACGTCCGCAACTGTCGGTAGCAGCATTGTGGAAGCCAACCAGGCGACCATTCTGATTAATGACAGGGCTCGTGCAGTGACCAGGTTGAGTCGACAGAGAATACTCAGCCAACTCATCCCCTTCCACACGGTGAACTGTAATCACACGTCCACTCTTAACAGATGGCGAATTTTTCTTCATCGTTTCCAATGAGTCAAAGGCAACACTATTTACCTCATCGCCACCAGCTAATTTCTGATCATCAATACGTAAATTTGGCACCTGCTGACACTTTCCAGGTCGATTGAAAAAGACAAGGTCTCGCCCAACCACTTTGCAATCCTTATACTTTAGCTCAACTTCTCCGTCCATCCAATACAAAGTAGCACTATCAAGATCGACAGCTCCACTTGGCACCGTTTTGAACAGATGCTGGCTAACAAAAACTCCATTCATTGCAAAGGTTGCATTCATGTGATTCTCACTACCATCTGGCCGCTTGGCAACGATCCAACCGATACTCTTCGCTATATCAAGCGGCTTGTACCTTGGACCATTAACCAGAGCCTCCTTCTGCTCCCCATTCGCAATCTTACGACATGACCAACACTTAGTAGGCATAGAAAAAGGCCTCTTCAGCCCCTCCATCATCTTCTTAGTATTGTCCACCCATGACTGCTTAACAGAGAAGACGGCAGCGCACAAAGAGCACTTACAAGACACAGAATCAGCAGTTTGTTTATTCAACTCCTGCTTCTTCTTCTTAACATTTTTCGTATCCTTTTCCTTGTACTCTTTCTTGTGCCATCTACCACACGAACCATCACACGACGGCGCGACGCAAGTATCTTCGCGAGGTACAAATTTGTATCCTGCAGGCAATAGAACATTCTCGTATTTGTCGGGATTAGCGTTGATTTCATCAACGTCCTCTTGAGTGAG